GAATGTGATAGTCAAGAAAATGGCCTACTGGAATGAATAAGTTAAGGGCATCTTTAACTTGGCGGATTTCTTCTTTGTACTCAGAATCATCATGAAATATTTCCAGCGATTTTTCTCCATCTTCAGGGAAAAATGCTTCATGTTCCAAATAGTACATGATTTCAGCATCCTGAATCCGTTTCATCATCATCAAGGCTTCGTTCCCATAAGCCCTCTGCCGATACGTGTTATAAAAAGGGATTGCCGTGGCGGCAATAATGCCCAAGATTGCAATGACTACCATCAACTCGATAAGTGTAAAACCCCTTTCCCTCCTCATATGGCGCTTCAAACTCATTGGGTATCTCACGCCTTTAACCAACACACTCAATGCTTCTCTTCTCCTTTCTTCCAGCCTGTGGAATGACATCTACCAAATTATTCAATTCCATCTCCATTTTTTCCTAACAGAAACCTAACATAAGGAAAAGCCCAACTCAAGGAAACCCAAATTGACCCCGAATTTTCAGTGATTTGCTTCGCTTAGCAGCTCTTACGTAATGTTTGAACGCTCCTACTGCCAATGATAGCTGGTGCATCCATGAGTGCCCACAATCACTCCATGAATTACCTAGACGAATTTGGCTTATTACAAATCAATTTATCTCTGTCTACCTTAGAACCAGTTAGGACCAGTTAGAACCAGTCAAAACCAGTCAATTCTGAAATCTACTTTGTTGACCTTTCAGGTAATTTAACTTTGAATTAAACCCGGAATTCGGGAACCCGACCCGAAGACTCTTTACCTCCTTTGTATTTGGACCGGTCCGAGTGCGGCGGACCGCACACGCCGCATTTTCGGACCGGTCCATTTTTTTTGGAAAAAGCCATGAGCTACACCCAAAGCGATCTCGACAGCGTCAAAGCCGCCATCCTGGCCCTGGCCACGGGCGAGCGGGTGGTTCGGGTCACCATCGGAGACAAGATGATCGAATACGGCCAGGCCCAGTTGAATCACCTCAGGACCCTTCGGGCCGAGATTGCCACCGAGCTCCAGGCCGCATCGGGCAATCCCCGGGTGATCGTGCTCCAGACCAGCAAAGGACTCTAATATGCAGCAGGGCGCATACCTCAAGATCGTGGATTCAAAGGGAAATCGCATACCCAGACAAGCCCTTGCCTCCCCCATGTATGAAGGCGCGACCTTCGGAAGGCGCCTTTCCAGCTGGGGCACCTCCGCGGCCGGACCGGACGCGAGCATGTTCGGATCCCTTTCCACGCTCCGGGCCCGCAGCCGGCAGCTCGTGCGAAACGAGGCGGTGTGCGACGGCGGCATGGACACGCTCGTGGCCAACCTGGTGGGCACGGGCATCACCCCCCGGTGGCAGATTCAGGACGCGGACCTCAAGCAGGAGGTTCAGGAACTCTGGAACGACTGGACCAGGGAGTGCGACAAGGACGGCGTTTGCGACTTCTACGGGCTCACCTCGCTGGCGGCCCGGGAAATCATCGAGGCCGGCGAGGTGCTCGGCAGGTTCAGGCCCAGGCGGCTGGAAGAGGGTTTCAGCGTGCCCCTGCAGATCCAGGTCCTGGAACCGGACCACCTGGACGTGAGCTACAACACCCTGGCGCCCAACGGTAACGAGATCCGCATGGGCATCGAGTTCAACAAACAGGCCGACCGTGTGGCCTACTGGCTTTTCAAGGAACACCCGGGCGAGAGTTTTCTCACCTCCACGGCGGGCCTCGACCGGCGCCGCGTTCCCGCCTCCGAGATCGTTCATGTTTACCGGGTCCTCAGGGCCGGCCAGAAGCGCGGCAGGCCCTGGCTGGCCTCCGTGATCCTGGCCATGCATGACATCAGTGAATATGACGACGCCGAAATCGTGCGCAAAAAAGGTGCGGCCATGTTCGGAGGCTACATCACCCAGAACGGCGTCAATCCCTCGGGCGGCTTTCCGCTGGGGCCCAGACCGGGGCAGGACGCCCAGGGCCGGGAAATCGTGCCCATGGAGCCCGGGACCTTCCCGGTGCTCCCCGAGGGATACGACGTTAAATATTCCACTCCCGCGGACGTGGGAGGCGGATATGAGGCCTTCACCAAAAGACAGGATCGCCGGGTGGCCCGCGGTTTCGGCGGCCTGACCTATGAAAAGCTCACCGGCGACCTGGAAGGGGTGACCTACTCTTCCATCCGGGCGGGAAACCTGGAGTTTCAGAGGGTGTGCAAGATGATCATTTATCACACCCTCGTTTTCCAGTGGTGCCAGCCCGTGCTTGAGCGCTGGATGGATACGGCCGTGCTTTCCCGGGCGCTCAATATCCCCGACTACATGGAAAACCGGCGAAAGTACCTGCGCGTCAAGTGGGATATCGACGGCTGGGAATGGGTGGACCCGGAAAAGGACGTGAAAGCCGAAAAGGCCGCGGTCCGCAGCGGGTTCAAGAGCCGGAGCCAGTCGGTGGGAGAGCGGGGATACGACAGCGAAGCGGTGGATGAAGAAATCGACAGGGACAACAAGCGGGCGGACAAGCTCGGAAACGTTTACGACAGCGACCCCAGAAAGACCGACGCGAGCGGCAAAAAAAAGGCGGAAGGAGAAGAAGAAGGAGAAGACTGATGATTGAAACGAGCCTTGCGACCCAATTAATCACACGAATTTCCGGCATACCGCTCATGATCAGCCCCGAGCGATTGACCGTGCTCCTGAACGTCATCGAAAACCTGACCGACTTTGAGAGTATGGACAACAGGATCTTTTCCGCGGCCATTGCAGGCAGGAAACAACCCGCCTCCCCTTCAGGGGAAGGAACAATCGCCATCATACCCGTATACGACGTCCTTTTTTACAGGCGGCGGGGGCTCCTGGGGCTTCTTTTCGGTTCAAGCTCCTCTGAGGAGATCCGGGCAAGCTTCAATACCGCCCTCAATTCGCCGGATGTGAAGGCCATTGTCTTTGACATCGACAGCCCGGGCGGAGAGGTCTCGGGCGTGAACGACCTCGTGGATGAAATTTACCAGGCCAGAGGACGGAAACCAATTTACGCGGTGGCCAATGAACTTGCCTATTCAGCCGCGTACGAAATCGCCTCAGCGGCCGACAGGATCTATCTTCCCCGCACCGGCGGGGTCGGCTCAATCGGGGTAGTGGCATTGCATGTGGATCAGAGCAGCAGAGATGCTCAGTTGGGTCTCAAGTATACGTACATCTATGCCGGCGCCCATAAGGCTGAGTATTCTTCCCACGCCCCGCTTTCGGCGGAGGCCTTTCAGGCGGCAAAAAAAGAGGTGGATGAAGTTTACGAGATTTTTGTGGAGACGGTTTCCCGCAATCGTAAGCTCGATCCAAAAGTGGTTCGAGATACGGAAGCGGGCCTTTTTCAGGGCCGGCGTGCCCTGGAAGCGGGACTGGCGGACAAGATCCTGCCTTGGGATCAAGCGATAAGGGAAATCATATCAGAACAAGGAGGAAGACCCATGGATTCAAAAGAAATCAAAACCCGGTTTGAAACACTCCTCACCAATGAATCGGAAAACGCCCAGGAAGTCCTCGCGGAACTGGGCTATGTTCCCGCCCCCGCCGAGAACCCGCAAGACACGGAAATAAACGTGGAAGAAATCACCAACCAGGCCGCCGAAGCGGGCCGCAACGAGGCCCTGGCGCGGGTGACCGGCATCATCGATCTCTGCTCCCTGGCGGGCATGCCCCAAATGGCCTCAAGCCTGATCAAGGAAAACGTCTCCGTTGAGGACGCCCGAAAGAAAATCCTGGCCGCCAAGGCGGAAATGAGCGGCAAAGATGAGATCGTCTCCACGGTGGGCCCGCTTAACACGGGTGAATTGAATCCCATGGTGGCGGACGCCCAGCGCCGGGCCGAGGCCGCAAAAAACAGGCGATAACAAAGAAATCATTTTTGCCGACTCCATCCGTGACCGGCAAAGCATAAGGAGGATGAATCATGGTGAACAGACTCGTAGAACCGGACAGGCTCAACGATGTTCTCAAATGGGAACAGGAAAACTACTTCTCCCGTGAGGTGGTGACCGTTTTAAGCGGCCAGGATCTGCCCCTGGGGGCCGTGATCGGGAAAATCCTCAAGAGCATTCCCGCAACCGGGACCGCCGACCAGGATAACACCGGCCAGGGCACCATGACCGGGGTAAGCGGCGGCGCCAGGACGGAACTGGGAACCTACACCGTCACATGCACCAAGGCGCCCGACGCGGTGGACACGGGAGCCGCCAAGGGGACCGTGACCCCCGGAAGCAACACCGGAAACGGGAGTATCGGCGATGTAGCCGTGGCCGCCGGGGCCATGGTGGGGGATTACACCCTGGAGTGCATCGAACCGGCTACGGACGAGGGCCGCTTCCGGGTGGAGGACCCCAACGGCGATTACGTGGGCACCGCCATAGTGGGCAGCGAATTTGACGCGGGCGGACTCACCTTCACCATCGCGGACGGGGACACCGATTTCGTGGTGGGAGACAGCTTCACCATCACCGTCCCCGGCACCGGGGAAGGCGGGGAATGGGAGGTGGAAACCCCATCCGGGGAACTCCTGGCCGAGCGGGCGGCCGTGGGATCGGCCTATACCTCGGACCATCTCAATTTCACCATCAATGACGGGGACCCGGATTTCATCGTGACCGACGCCTTCACGGTGGAAATAACCGCCGGATCCAAAAAGGTGAAGGCCATCGACTTTGACGCGGTGGACGGAACAGAAATTCCCCATGGTCTCGTGATCAAGGACTACGACGCCCTCGAAGGCGACACGCTGGGCGTGGCCATCGTGAGGGAGGCCCTCATCGACGCGGGGTTCCTGGCCTGGCCCATGGAATTCACCTCCGGGGGTACGGACGTTCCCGTGGTGGGGGATGTAATCAAGGGCGCCACCAGCGCGGACACCGCCGAAATCGTCAAAATCGCCCTCGGCTCGGGTTCCTGGGCCGGGGGAGACGCCGCGGGCGTGCTCTGGCTCAGGAAAGTGAGCGGGGAATTCCAGGCCGAGAACCTGGATATCCCGGCCCGGAGCATCACCGACTTCGCCACCATCGCCGCGGGCCTCACCATCACCGCCAACCTGGAGGCCCTGGCCGCCAAGGAGATCCTGGAGAGAACCGGGGCGTAGATGAGCCCCGGCGACCGATAATGTTCCAACCCATAGGGAGGATAGAAAAATGATTCTGAA